TCAACACGTTTCTGAATCAACAGGGCAAGGATTTATGGTTGTTGACGAAGATGGATCAGTTGTTTACCATCATTATGATTCAGAAAATCAGCGCGTTGGACGATTCGAGTGACCTCTTAAGAGAGAAGGGATATTATACTACTAGATACTCTGAGTCACAAATGGAGAAGGTGGTAGATGGCCGTAAGAAGTATCGTAAGAGGTTAAATGAAACAACCTAAAGTTGTAGACCTACCAAACTACGGTGTGCTTGAATGTGAGCTGGAAGATCAAGAGATTGACTATTTGTGGAAATTAGTTCATAAGTATTCTCGTGGTGCAAAGTGGGAAGGAAACCGATTGTTGAGTATTGATAATATTGATGACAAACAATTCTTTCTTACTGATGATGAGGGACTCTTTCAAAACAATGTTTTGATGCCTGCTGCTCAAACCTATTTTGAAAAATATGGAACACCTTTTAAACTTAAATCAACACATTACCATTTACCTACATTCTCTCGTTTCTGGTGTCGTGTATCTAAAGATGGAGATTATCAAAGCATACATGATCATCAAGGCATATTCACCTTTGTAGTTTGGTTGAAGATACCTTTTGAAGGAAAAGAAGAACATGCTGTACAGCCAGGGTTCAGACCAGAAGCAGCAGATTTTGTACTTTGTTATCCCGATACATGTGGACAGTATCAAAAGAGGAATTGGGTTTTGGGAAAAGGTGCTGAAGGTAAAATGTTATTCTTTCCAAGTGATATAAATCACATTGTATATCCACATTACACAACCACTGAATATCGTGTTGCATTAGCTGGAGATATCGTTTTTGATAGTATGTCGCCTACTGAACCAGTAAATCCAGATAGACCACCAGATGAAACAAATGCAAGTGGTAAAAATTGAAATGTATAGATAATGACAAAAGCACACTTATGGAAATGAATGTCGAGCTTGGTGTAAAAGAATTAGAGTACATCTACGAATCACTCTCCTTTAGATTAGAACATGATAATCACCTCATGTATCATCCTGATATTAGAAAGGATATAGAAGATATGATGGCAACATGGGAAGATGAATACCTATAACGTATACATTGGCGGAAACTTAATTATGAAGGAAGTGCCAGTCGGAGATATAAAACACAAACTATCATATTTAAAAGAGTATTTTAAAAACTATCCAGACGATGAACTTCGTAAAGAAGAAATAAAGGTGATTAAAAATGAGAACCAAAAAAGTTGAATTACCAAACTACGGAGTTCTAGATGTAACTCTGGATAAGGAGCATTTAGATCATCTGCATCATCTTGTGGAAAAGTATGAACCAGATGATGCTAAGTCACAATGGATGTTGATAGATGATGATAACAGATTTCAAAGAGAAGTTATTATAAAAGTCATACAAGAATACATTGAAGATTTTGGAATACCTGAGAGATTAAAGACAACTCATTTACATGATTTGACCTTTCAGAAATTTTGGGCAAATTATACAGGTAAAGGAGAATATCAAGCATTACATCAGCATGATGCTATATTTTCTTTTGTCGTATGGCTCAAGATTCCTTCCTGTGCAAAAGAAGAACAAGAATCAAAAGATGAATTGCATCCAGACGCAGGGGATTTTATTCTGACTTATAATGATATCTGTGGCAGGATGAGAAAAGTAAATTGGAAACTAGAAAAACAATATAATGAAGGACATATGTTAATCTTTCCTAGTGATCTGTATCATGCGGTTTACCCCCACTTCCTGACTGAGGAGAAAAGATTATCAGTAGCTGGTGACATTGTAATTAATAGTATGGTTCTGAAAGGAATCAATGACATGGGAATGCCTCTAGGCCCCTGTAATAGTCAGGAGTTTCTCAAAAAGGGTTCGGGAAAAGCTAATATATAATATAACAACTATGGACAAATGTGATTTGTCGTGGTATACTTACTATGTAATTACAATACGTTATGGCAAAAGGATTTACAGTAAAAGCAAATGCTCCCAAGACTAAAAAAGTCGAAGATGATTTTAATCTAGAGGAAGCAAAAGCATTAGCAAAAGGTAAAGCAATAGTTTTCTGTCTGCCAGGTAGAGGAGTTTCTTATATTTTCCTAAAGAACTTCGTTCAACTATGCTTTGACCTTGTACAGAATGGATCAAGTATCCAGATCTCACAAGATTATTCATCAATGGTTAACTTTGCAAGATGCAAGTGCCTTGGTGCAAACGTTCTCAGAGGCCCAGATCAAGTGCCTTGGGATGGAAAACTAAAATATGACTATCAGTTATGGATTGATTCTGATATTGTCTTCAATACTGAGCAATTCTATCGTTTAGTATGGATGCAAAAAGAAATTGCTGGTGGTTGGTACTGCACAGAAGACGGAAAAACAACATCTGTTGCACATTGGTTAGAAGAAGAGGACTTTGCAAAGAACGGCGGAGTCATGAATCATGAAACTATTGAGTCAATCTCACGCAGACGCAAGCCTTTCACTGTTGATTACACTGGATTTGGTTGGTTATTAATTAAAAACGGTGTATTTGAACACAAAGAGATGAAATATCCTTGGTTTGCACCTAAAATGCAAGTCTTTGAATCAGGAGATGTTCAAGATATGTGTGGAGAAGACGTTTCTTTCTGTTTAGATGCAAAAGAAGCAGGCATGGAAATATGGATTGATCCAAAAATCCGTGTTGGTCACGAAAAAACGAGGATTATTTAAGATGGCAGACGGAGAAGTAAGGTACAGGGTCGTAGAATTAGGCACATCAGGGTGGTGTGTCAACGATCCTAATCAAGATGTGGGTCTTGATAAGGAACAGGCAAGGGTGAGACTTAATTTTTACATGAATGAAGGTATCTCACCAGACAGATTAAGAGCTCAGATCGATAAATAAAAAGAAAAAGGTTAAAGATGGCAGATTCAGATCCAAAATTAGCTCCCCATAACGTAGAAAGTGCTGGATTCGGTAGTGGAAGTGTTAAAGGACAGTATGATGTGAGCGCTCAAGCACGCAAAAAAGCTGCGGCAAACACAAATGACAAGCAATCTCCACTAGCTGCTGGATAAAAAACTTCTAAAAATAAACAAAGACCCTTCAAAAGGGTCTTTTTTTGTGTCTAAATAGAATTTGAATAGTATATTTGTCCATAATGAAACTAAAAAATACGCCATTTGGCGGTTTTAAAGATGGTTTTATAGAAAAACCAGAAGAAGATGAGACAATTCTGCGTGAAGTTGTTGGCGATGACGCCAATGATAAGAAAAGAAAACAGAATTTAAGTGAATAATGGCAAAAGTTGACAGACCACTCGTTAATAGAACTCCATTTAGGGATATTAGTCTATCATTTAGTCGCCATCCTGTCACAAATGACATTGGCGTCTTCGTAAATGAGGATGCGATAAAGAGATCTGTCACAAATTTAGTAAGGACAAGAGTAGGCGAGAGGTTTTATCAGAAATTATTAGGTAGTCCTCTTGAAGATACCTTATTTGAACAGCAAGATCCAGACGTTGCTCAGGTTTTAGAGGATGATATTAAACTTTTATTGGATAACTACGAACCTAGAATCGCTAATTGTACAGTAACAGTGCTTTTTCCACTTGATACTAACCAATTAATTTGTAATCTTACCTACGATATCGTTGGGATGCAGTTCCCACAGCAAAATATAGAATTTATTCTCCAATCGACTAGAGCATAATGTCATTTAACCAGTTTACAAACCTAGATTTCGCTGATCTTAGGGCTCAAATTAAAGATTACCTTCGAGTAAACAGTGATTTTGCTGATTTTGACTTTGAAGGATCTAACTTTTCTACTCTAATTGATCTTTTAGCGTATAATTCCTACATTACTGCTTACAATACGAACATGGCAGTCAATGAGTGCTTCCTAGACAGTGCTACATTGCGTGAAAATGTGGTTTCATTAGCTAGAAACATTGGTTATGTCCCAAGATCTTCTAGATCTGCACAAGCTGTAGTCGATTTTACTGTAGATTTAGGAACTAATGACACAAAAATCTTAACTTTGAAGGCAGGACAGGTAGCATTAGGTAATCAGACTGCAAGTAATTACATATTTTCAATTCCAGACGACTTTGTAGCTACAACAGACGATAATAATACTGCGACTTTTAGTAATTTAAGAATTTACGAAGGAATTTACCTTCAAAAATCATTTGAGATAGATTATTCTCAACCAAATCAAAGATATATTCTTCCAAACGCAAATATTGACACAACTTCTATCCGTGTTACTGTATCTTCGTCAACAGATGAGATTTATTCTCTCTATAATAACATTTTAAGAGTAGATGCTGACTCTAAATTGTTCTTAATACAAGAAATTGAAGATGAACAGTATGAAATTTTATTTGGAGACGGAATTATTGGTAAAAAACCTCCAGCTGGAGCTATTGTAACTGTAACTTACATTGTTACTAACGGAAGAGCTGGAAATGGAGCTCGAAATTTTTCATTTGTTGGTATTTTGAAGGATGATACTGATACAACAATTTCATCAGGGATATCAAGATTAAAAACAACTCAAAAATCCGAGTTGGGAGATAATGTCGAGGATGTTAGTTCAATTAAATTCCTTGCACCTCGTATATACTCCTCACAATACCGTGCCGTGACCGCAAACGACTATACAGGTATAATTCCATTCGTATATCCTAACGTTGAGTCTGTGACCGCCTACGGTGGGGAAGAACTAGATCCTCCTGAGTTTGGAAAAGTGTTTATTTCGATAAAACCGAAGAATGGTTCTTTCCTTTCACAAATTACAAAGGATGATATATCAAGACAATTAAAACAATACTCAATTGCTGGCATCAAACCAGAAATTATTGATCTTAAGTATCTTTATGTTGAAGTTGATACATCAGTTTACTATAATACCAACTCGACATCAGATCCATCTGAATTGATCAGTAGTGTTACAAAAACTTTGACATCATATTCCAATTCGGCCGATATTAATGCTTTTGGTGGTAGATTCAAGTATAGTAAAATTGTAGGATTGATAGATGACTCTGCTAGGGGTGTTACTTCCAACATTACTAAAGTTAAGATGAGACGTAATATAACTCCTGAGATCAATACCT